GGGTTTTAACTGGGCCTATGCTGGGTAACAGCTCTTTAAAGGCTTGTGCTTGGAATTGCGTAACGGATTCCGCTAATAGTGGGTGAGTTACACCGGATGCACCAGGGAATGGACGATCTCTGTCCTCGTATTTGAATCCTAATAGATCCAATCCTTTAATGTAGGTTTCTTCCCATTCAGAACGACTGGCGTGGTCATCTTCAAATTCACCAATTAAATCACTGGCTATCATTCCTAAGTCTTGCTCGGATAAGTATTCAGATAAGTTGGCATCAAACGGAGCTTCCATTTGCGTGGGCTCTTCGTCTGGGAAATAATTGACTTCGGCACTGCCGTCTTCTTCAATCTCTACAGCGATATCGCTGTCCGTGGGCATTGGTTCTTCAATCTGAACCTCTTGACCGTCTTCGACTTCCAGATCAATAAGATCCGACAACCTCTCTATGTTGGTTGGTTTGTTATTTTCTGCCATCTAAAGTTTAATAGACGCCAGTAAATTTAGTTCCTCTAAGGGCTGCTCCGCCTCCACGACTTTTGCCTTTGCCAGCGCCGGGTGTTGGTCCTTTAGAAGTTTTCTCCGTTTTTAATTTTGCGTAAGGAACGAATCCTTGGTCCTTTATCTCTTCGCCTTTTTTAGACATCTTATGCTCCTAATAATATTCTCGTAGCCTGCGCGGATAATTTTCTTGCAGATCATCGTCAGATTCTAAACCAATAAATCCACCCTGTCGATAACGCATTAATGCTTGCGTTGTCGAGTCCACCAAATCGTCGTGATCCCCAAAAGGAAACGCGGCACATTCTTCTACTAATTCGTCCGCCCATCTTGTGTCAGGGACGTACACCATTCCCGATTCCAGCATCGGAGCAACGGCATTTACCCTAGCAATTTTGTCCTGACCTTTGCCCGGTGAATAATTCACTACTGGTATACCGGAGTGTCGTAATTCGTCGGTGAGCGGCAGACCACTGGCTTTTGCTTCAACAATCACGGTGTCAGGATCCCAATATTGATACTGTTTAAAGGCTTCGCGTTTTAATTCTGGGAAGTCCCATCGTCCTTTCTTAACGTCGAGGAGGAGAAGTGCTGGTCGCAACGAGCCCTCATCAGGATAAAATACGCACCACGTCGTGATCGCTGAAAAGTCAGATGTTTCTTTTTTCGTGTACGCCGTGTCATACGACTGGATAATGTACTGCATTTGCGGTACTTCTTCCTTGTCCCATTTTTTCCACCATTCCCGCTTGAGTATAGCACCTTCTTCAGAAGTTGGGTTTTGCATCCACTGGGCTTCCCATTTGCTAACGGGGATAGACGCTTTTACTCCTTCTAGCTCTTCTAGCTTCCAATATTCGGGCCACAGGGGGGTGTGTGTTTCAGGGAAAATAGCAGGAAACTCCACGACTTCCCACTGGTCGGCGTGTTCTTCTACCTGTCGGCTGAGTAATCTGCCTGTTAAGTCCTTGGTCGACCATCGCGTCATCACAATTACAATCGCCCCACCCGGTTGTAATCTTTGTCGTGGTCCAGAAGAATAGTAATCCCACGCATTGTCCAAGGCGGTCAATGAAAGTGCGTCTTGCTCTGAGTGAATATCATCCAGCACCAATAAATCCGCACCACGACCCGTGACCGCTCCGCCTATTCCTGAGTAGAACGCTTCTCCTCCGGCGTTGGTTTCCCAACGACCCGCGGATTTTGAATCGGCTTTCAGTCGAACGCCCGGAAAAACTTTTTGATACTCTTCGGAGTCTATTAAGTCCCTTACCTTTCTACCGAAACGAAAGGCCAGTTCGGCGGTGTGCGTTATTTGCATGACCTTTAACTTAGGATTACGGCCCAAGACCCACGAAGGGAAGAACGTTGACGCAAATTCAGACTTAGTATGACGAGGCGGCATGTTAACAATAAGGCGTTTAAGCTCTCCGCGAGCTACTCGTTCAAGTTTTTCTGCAAATATTTTATGGTGCTCCCCTTGCACAAAGTCGGGCCACATGTGATTGATGTAGCGAATAAAGTCCTCACGACCTTCGCGTTGCAGGGTCTTGGCGTTCAGTGCTTCGGTTAGCTCCAACAGTTCTTTGGTGGCGTCAGGGTACTTATCCGCTAACTGCTCTAGGTTGATGCCTAAAGAAGATTCAGACATTAAGCTTGCTCCAATGTCAGATTTTTTGAAAATTTTAAAATTTTTTGGGACATATCGTTTTTAAGTATTTACATATTGAATTGCTGGAACGTTTTTGTCAAAGTTTTTGATATCTCTCTCCCTGTCTATTTTCTTCTTTTAATACAGTATATATATTACATACCTATAAGGGGGGATGGGGGTCTTCAGAGAAGAGATACAAGGTCTCGCTGCGCTCGGCATTAACAGAGAAGAAGGGAAGGAGAGAGAAGGAGAGGAAAGAATACAGTTAATGAATACTTCGTATACTTATATGTTTGACCTTCTTCACTCGTTACTCGTACCTCGCCCTCGTTTGAAGGTGGGAAGGAGAAAGAAGTGTATCGCCTCTTCGTTCGTTCCTCACTCATCGGCTCGGAAATATGCGCGCGGGCCGAAAGGCGTCACGCACAAAAAGGCCGGCTCCTCCTATGGCCGGCCCATCGTCATTGTTCTCAAGGATTAATCTTATTTATTTACTCCATTTCTTACCAAGATAGAATCTATTTCAGTATAGATTTCATCTAACTTTTCTCTAGCATCTTCCGTGAAACAATCTCTGCCTCCTGAATCTACAAATGTTGAAGGCGTAGAAAACTGCTCCCAATAAAGTTCTAAAGCGTACGTGCAAAGTTCTATATTAAGCTTATTCATTTTCTGTACTCCTTCTCTATGGTATCCAGATCAAACTCCTTGGCCCACTGATCAAAGACCGTGGCATTGTAATCTTCTTGCGGAGTCATTGAGCGTTGGCAGGCTATCCAGAGTTGTTCCAGTGAATCCTCCGTGGCTAGGCCCGCGTCTATCAGATTGTTTTCAAACATTTTAACCATGTTCATCTTAACTCCTTCAATGTTTTGCCTGTTCGTCTTTCGTCTAAGTAGTCCAGAATTGAATCCAGTATATCTAGGTAGAGCATGTGAAAACTGGTTCCAATACAGAAGCCAAACAGTAAGACTATTAATAAGTCTCCAATCCGGCTGTCTACTGGTATAACGTAAATGAATACGTAAGTGCTAACGCAAGCAATACTGAAAAGCATCGTTACTATTATTGTTTCTAATTTGTCCATTGTTATTCCTCCTTAAGAATGTTGTTAATTGAACACCTACAATTTTACTCCTTCTTATAAGATAATACAAGATAATTCACATATTTCTTTTCATTCGTGTAAGGTGGACCAGTCATTAATAATTATATAGGAGGAAAAATGACCAGAAAAGATTACATTAAATTAGCCGAGATCATTAAGGACAGTTCAACATTAATGAATGTCGGAAATCAACCCCGCTACTTTTTAGATTGCGGGGAGTTTATGCAGGGCCTTTGCGGAATGCTTAAAGATGATAACCCTAACTTTGATGAGCGAAAGTTCAGAGAAGCCACCGGCGAGATACTCGGCGAATAACCAACAACCAGGGCCACCTAATAAGTGGCCCTTTTTTATTGTGTATAAATATATATATCTATCAGATACAAGACGCAAGATTCAAGGCCGGAATAATATATATGTCTTCAGAGAAGGGGCGCAAGGTCTTGCCAAGGTCTCGCTTCGCTCGGCGTTAATGTTGGATTTCGCGCGCAAAAAACCCTCAAGGTCTTGTTGGGCTCGACATTCAATGGAAAATTCGCGCGCAAAAAAACCGGACACATGGCCCGGTTTTCTTCGTCAGATCTCCTTAATTTTCTTTGACTTTATAGTCTTCTCTGGTTGTTTTATGCTTGAACCAATCCGTTCCTTCTGCTGTGTACATGTACATTATTAACTCTCCTTTTAAGTGTGGGTACACTTTCCAAAAGTTTTCAAATGCTAGTCTGAATGCTTTCGTTCCGGGGTCTTTCATCTGTAGTCCAAATGTTTTATCTATATTCATGTTATTCCTCCTTAAGAATGTTGTTAATGAATACAGTAATTATGGACTTATATATAAGATAAGTCAAGATATATTTGCATTTATTTTTTCTTCCTGTATTATGCTTTTTATGTTTATTCAAGCATTCAGTTTCCGGTCGGTGGGTCTTCCTCCTAAGTTGTGGCCCACCGATCACTTTTCAAAAAAATTTTTTTAGGCCGGCCCGGAATAATATATATGTCCTCAGATAAAGGACGCAAGGTCTCGCTTCGCTCGTCTTCCAATTAATTTTTTCGCGCGGTTAGAAGGGCGTCAAGTTGTCCTTGAACCAACGACCAATCGACAGGCGAACCGAAGGACAGCAGAGCAGGGACGACCAGACCATTCTCCGCAAGCGCGCGCACTTGATTAGGCGCGTATAGGTATAGCTCAGATTTTCGAGGGTGCTTCTGGAAGGCACGCTTGACCAAGATAAAAGCGGGCGCGGTTTCTCGTTGCACATGGTAAGAGATTTGATGCGGAGATAGATTAACTTTGTTACTGCTCGTTACTTTCAATTCTAGCGTAAGATATACCCCGCTATCACTACAGGCTAAAACGTCTGGTATACCTAAATTAACGCGTGATTCTAGGCGGATAAAAGAAAAGCCTTTAAGATTTTTCTTTACTTGTTGCCAGAATAATTTTTCGGGTTGTGCCACAGTAATTTAAGTATAAATTATTTCTTAAAAAAGTGTTGCATATATGGGATAGCTTTGATATTATCTCTTATACATTTTAATAACTTAGGAGAAAAAAATGGATTATAAAAAAGAAGAGATCAAAGAATACTTTGATGATTATATAAACGATCAAGACAAAGAATGGATAGAAGATAATAAAGACGACTTACACCACAACGCTTTTAATACTGACTACTACATAATCGGCACTTACAGAGCCACGCAATGGCTAGAAGATCAGGCTTTTAATGTTATCGGATTCATAAAAGAATACGAAGAATTTAACTTTGGCGAAGTGTTCACAGACTTAAGCGAGCCTGAAAAAATTGTGAATATGTACACCTACATAATAGGCGAAGAAATTGTTTCTGATTATCTCAATGAACTTGAGGAGGTGGCGTAGTGATTAACGGAAAATATAAGTTAGTAGCTGAGACCCAAGAAATAGGTTATTCAGCATGGGGAACATTGGGTTACGCGTTTCAAGATATTGAATTTGAAGTTAAAGCTTACGAAAATTTAACATGGGAAGAAAATCTTATCGAAGATGATCTAGGAGAAAATGGAGTAGGAACTATTTATCTTGTACCCGCTAAAAATCAATTAACAAAAGAACGCTACATGCTACACATTGAAGCCATTGAAGATATAACGGACGAAGATGACGAAGGCACTGACTATTTATGGCGAACAAGTTTATATAAGGAGGAAGAATAATGGCTAACAAAATACAAACTACCAAATTAATACACGCTAAACTCAAAAACGGAAATAACTATTCATACTTATGGTTAGGTAATGATGACTTTGCCGACCTATGGGATGATTGGGATTTTGAATCTAATGAAGGCAGATTTAAAGGAATGTTAAATTTTGATTACACGTTTGGCTACACCTTTGCAATGGATGAAATAAAAGATGAAGAATCAATTATTGGGTTATGTACTGAACTAGACTTTACAGACGAAGCGATAGTAGATTTTACGCTTGAAGATGTCATATGGGAGCCAGAAGAAAAGTTCTATACAGTTGATCTGGGTAGTATTGGTATTGACGAAGAAGAGTACCGGGAAATAGAAAAAATAGGTTTTGATGATTGGATCCTAAAAAATATCAACCGGGTAGAACTGGATCAAATAATAGGGGAGGAAGACTAATGGAACTAATACACACAGAAAACGCAGGAGATAATTTTATTATCGAAGTCTATACACACGACCCCGACATGGCAAAACCTAAAACAAAAAAACAAATAGAGGAGCATGAGAAGCTTCAAGACGAAGGCGACCACATACAAGGCACGCACTCTTACGAAGTCTCTAAGCAGGGAGACAAAGAACCCTTCTTTACCGATTCACATGATATTTGGAGCGTAGATCAAGCACTCACTTTAGCTTACCAAGACATACCAGAATACGAACACATTAAGGAGCAAGACTAATGACTAACATTACAATCTTAAACAGCCACAAGCCGGCTATAATTAGGCTTACAAAAACCATGCTTAACAAGGCAATCATAGACGCCAACACAAGCATAAGAAATTTCTCTAAGTTGTGCGGGGTTGACTTCGACAACATGCAGTCCGGAGACAGGCAGACGATACAAGCCGAGTTCTTAGACGGAACAGAGACCACGCTTAACTTTTATCGAACCAAGAACGACAGAGGAGACAGGCGTTTTTCTATTAAAGGAATCAAGCAACAAGCTCAAATAGGAGACACAGTAGCCATTACTTTTAAGCAGGATAAACAAGGCAAGTCCGTTTTGGTTATCAATATCACAGAGAACGCAGAATACTCTTACTTAGAGGAACAAGCATGACACACCAAGACGCAGAAGAATTCGGATCCGCTCCTAATGAGCCACATGACCCACAAGGAAGGCCAGTGAAGGGCAAACTCAAAACATACGAAGTAACTTTTTCAACCACATTAACAGTGGAAGCTGAAAACGAAGAGTCTATTGATACAGAAGATTTGCAAATGTCTATAGATCAAGGAGATGTTGGAGTTGACGATATTCAAGAGGTGCAAGAAGGTCAAGCTATAACTGAATTAAACTTTGGGGACGGATTTAATGAAAACAACTCTATTGCTATTATCTGGTGTACTCAAGATATTCATTCAGCTATAGATGATATGGATTTGGATTGGACACCAACAAAGGAGCAGTCTTTAGAAATATTAAGTTGGATTAAAAACAAACATGATGCGTCTGTAGGCGTATCTTGGGAGACTTTATACATCTACATACAAACATTTTATGATGATATACAGGAGTCCGACAATGAAGCGTAAAGACAGTTGGCTAGAATTAGCACTTATGCCCCAATGCTGTATGAGTTGTGGTAGCCGAGACGTGCATACCAAAGAAGACCTATGTTTGGATTGTGGAGAGAGAGGTTTATGGGCAGATGAACGAACAGACAAAGAATATGATGAGCGATAGTATCAATCCCGACTATTACCGCAAAGGAATAGAGACGACTGATTATATCCAGTCTCATTCAATGAATTACCTGGAAGGCAATATAATCAAATACGTTACCCGATATAAGGCCAAAGGTGGCGTCTTGGATCTCAAAAAGGCCGAATGGTATTTAACCCGACTGATTAAACAAGAGGAGAAAAGCTAATGACTGAATTTGAATGGCAAAACGATAACTGGGCATCTATAGAGACAGAAGAAGGCAAAGTCTGGGATATGAACCTTTACAAAGACGATACAACAGAGGAGTGTAGACTTGTTTTCTACCCGACATTTATTAACGACAAAGGATTAAGAGAGTCCGAGACATCTGGAGTGGGTTCAAAAGTGTATAAAGTGATAGAGGAGAAAAGCGATGAGTAGGTTAGTTAATTTTTTACAAGATGAAATGGAGGTGTCCAATGACTGAACCAAAAACAATTGTTCCTGATGAGGATTGGGTGTTTCTGTACTCAGAATTATC